TATGAAAACAACAGTACACATTGTCTATTTTTCAGACGAAGAACAGATTTACAGTAAAGGAATAAATATAGAAGGAAAATCATTTTCAGATTGCTGCAAGAAATTTGAAACTATGAAAATAGGATTGATTTTTAACGCCACGATAAAAGAATGAACGACATCGAAAACATGGCGGTTTCATTTGCGAAGTGGATTGATTTAAACTACTACCAAGGAAAAGAATATAACACTTACACAGACGACCTCGATTTGATTTATACGATTGATGAGTTGTTCGAGATGTTTAAGAGGTTGAATAATTAACGGACGTAGATATGGGTAGTTTGTCCAGTTTTTTAATTAATAAACATGACATTAACATTAGTACGATTTAATAACAAACAAACAAATAAATATGAACGTAAAAGGAAAAATTAAAGAGTTCTTTATAAACATTTTGGTAGGCATTAAAATATCTAACGAAAACTACTTAAATGGTAAAACGCACCAAGGTAAATTTTAGCATAAAAGGTTGAATAAATAAATAAATAGAAAACATGAATGTAAAAGGAAAAATTAAAGAAATTGGAGAAATCCAAACAATTGGCGGAAATGGTTTTCGTAAAAGATGTATCGTTATAACCGAAGAAGGTCAATATCCAAACGATATTGCAATAGATTTTGTTCAGGATAAATGCGAAATCCTGAATCAGTATAAAATCAATCAATCGGTTGACATTGGTATCAATCTTCGATCAAACAGTTCAAACGGGAAATGGTTTACAAATGTTGTCGGTTGGAAGATTTCAATATTAGAAAATGAACCACAATTTTAAATTTAAAACCCTTGCCTTAATTAGGTAGGGGTTTTTTGTAACTTTACTTAAAAGCGTGTTATGAAAAAGAGAATGAGATTAAGCATAACGGAGGCGAACTTTTTAGGATTCAAACCAAAAACGAAAACCGAAGGGCGTGGAAATGAAAAATACAGAATAACAGAAGAACAAAACGAACAAATTGAAATTTTCCGTTCGTTAAAAAATACTGGATTTAAAGAAGTCAAACGCACAACGAATGGAAAAGGGGAAATAGTTAGTTCGGTTGAAAAACTTACCGCAAAGGAATTAATAGACATTCCAGAAGGACACGCGATAAAACGACTTTCAACAAATGTTTCAACAGGTCAGCAATGGGTAATAACAGAGCCGATCAAATCAATCGAGGAAGAAATAAAAACTTTTGACATTGAGGCGATAGTAAAAAAGTTTATAAAGCCGATTGAATTAGATAAATTCAACTTTGACTTATCAACAGATACTTTTGACAGATTGGTTTATACGGACGTTCATGTAGCTATGACAACCAACGAAAACGGACATTCTTTGTATGGAGGCGTTTGGAACGAAAACGAGTTGAAAGACCGATTGTCTAAAATGGTTTCTCACGTTATTGTAAACTCGTCGTCTGACACATTGATAATTGATGAACTGGGCGATTTTATGGACGGCTGGGATGGCGAAACAACTCGTAAAGGACATAGGTTACCGCAGAACATGGATAACGAAAAAGCCTTCGACGTTGGTTTGTGGTTTAAAGTTGCTTTGATTGACAATTTAGCGGACTACTATGGGAATATTATTTGTCATAATGTATGCAATGACAACCATGCTGGTGCATTTGGTTACATTGTAAATTCAGCTTTTAAGACTATTGTGGAGCAAAAATATAGCAACGTGAAAGTAACTAATTTACGTAAATTTATTACGCATTACACGATCGGAAACTACGCTTTTATACTTTGCCATGGTAAGGATGATAAAAGCCTAAAATTCGGGTTCAAGCCCCAAATAGACGCAAGGCAAGAGGCAAAGATTAAAGATTATATTGATGAGCATAAACTATACGATTACATTGTAGAGTTTAGCAAGGGCGATAGTCATCAAAAGTTATTCGACGAAAGCAGCTCCAGTAGTTTTAATTATTATAATTACGGTGCTTTATCACCTTCCTCGGAATGGGTACAAACTAATTTTAAAAAAGGCAAAAGTTTCTTTGAAATGTTTAATTATTCAAAAAATCAAAAAATAAATTGCCCGTATGTTTTTGAATGGAAAGTAGGACGTGAAGAAGATGAAATTAAGTATTAACAAAAACAAGAAATAAAACTACACGAATGAGTGTAAAACATTAAAAGCGGCTATTATGTCGCTTTTTTTGTGAACCGAGTTCACAAGTTCACACGCTATAATTCAATGATACCAAAGGAATGAACCAATTGAACTGTGAACTAGTTCAATTTTAATTTTAATAAATAAAAAAAAATAAATAAAAAAATATTTTTTAAAAATCATTTTGTGAACTAGTTCACAGTTCACAACACGTGAATCTTTACTGTCATTGGTTTGTAGCGTTTTCAGTTGTGAACTATTGGTTCAATTTAGTTCAATTTAGTTCACAAAAAATAAATTTATTAAAAAACATGATTTTATTCATTAATTGTATTATATTTGTCCAACAAAGTAACGACCAAATTTAAAGATTTTTTTTGGAAGCCTTGTTCGATAACGCCCCTTGGTCGTGGCTAGTCGGGCAAGGCTTCATTTATTTAAAACATTCAATTGATGAACGATTCAAAACTAATTAAATTCCTTGAGCATTTCTCCATTATCACAGTGGCAGAAAACAAAGTACCGAACTTTCCTTGGAAAAAACAACAAACCGAAAGATTGTGTATTGATGGGTTATTAAAAAACTGGAAATACAAAGGAGGTATTCAAAGAAAGGACGGTACAGAAATACCTGCGACAACGAACTTCGGAATTATTACGGGTTTTGAGGACTTAGAATGTATTGATGTAGATTTAAAAGTTTTTTCTACGGCAAAAGAACAAAGAGTTTTTTGGGATGAATTTCTTTTATTCCTTCGTGATAATATTTTAGATTTTGATGAAAAGTTTGTGATTTATAAAACAAAAAATGCTGGTTATCATATCCTATACAAGTCCAAAAGAGTACAAGGTAATTTAAAACTGGCTGCTCTTAAAGGACATAAAGAAGCGGTAATTGAAACCCGCGGAATTGGTGGGTACATTTTTACTTATCCAGAAAATAGAGTTTCTGAGAAGTCTTATTTTGAAGTAGATTATATTTCAGATAGTGATCGAGAAGTAATTATTTCAACGTGCAAAATGTACAACTATAATGAGCCAATTAAAGAAGTCGTAAAGATTACCAAAGATTTAAGACCTATTGTTTCAGATGGGGTAAAACCTTGGGATGATTTTGATAATAACACCTTTGTATGGGATGTAGTTAGTGATGAGTTTGAAGTAATTGCAAAACAGTCTAAAAAAATTGTTATAAAACGATACGGTTCTACTTCTGCTCACAGTGGATATATTTACACTGACGATAATTTAATGTTTTTACACTCAACAGGAACAATTTACCCGCATCAGAAACAAATAACACCTTCAGCGGCTTACGCTTACAAGTATCACAACGGTAATTTTTCAGAAAGCGCAAAGGATTTGTACAGACAAGGTTTTGGTGAGCGCGTGGTAAGAATGGAGGACGAACCAGAAATAAAAGAAAAAATTGAGATAAAAAAAGAACATTTGATTTTCCCAATAGATGTTTTCCCAACGTCAATACAGGCTTACATAACTGAGTGCAACGAAACATTGAACAGTTCTATTGATTACTTAGGATGTTCTTTGCTTTGGCTTATCTCTTTGTGCGTCGGGAATAGTATGCAAATAGAAATAAAACGAGGTTGGAACGAAATTGGCACACTATGGTTGGCGGTTGTTGGAAAGGCAGGAATTGGTAAAACCCCGAGTATTTCAAACATGATTTTTCCCGTTGAGAAAATAAACAATAAATTGATTTCAAACTATATCAAAGAGTGGGAAACTTTTGCTGAATACGATAAACTCTCTATAAAGGAGAAAAAAGAATATCCAGAGGTTTTGAAGCCGATAAAAAAGCAATTTATCGCGAATGACATTACACTCGAGGCGTTGGTAGATTTACACCAAGAAAGCGACAACGCGGTTGGCGTGTTTAAGGACGAGTTAGCAGGGTGGTTTAAAGACATGAACAAATATAAAGCGGGTTCAGATTTGGAATTTTGGCTTTCTTCATGGAGTGGTAAAGCGGTTAATTTGAATAGAATGACCAGAGCAGGTTCTTTTGTAGGTCACCCATTGATTCCCGTTTTGGGCGGTATTCAGCCAAACATATTCAATACATTCTACACCGATGAAAACAAAGATAATGGATTCATGGATCGGATGTTATTGACTTATCCAGAATTAGATGTTGATAAATACAACGATAAGGAAATGAGTTACGAAACTTTGCAATGGTATTCGGACACGATTGTTAAATTCTTCCAATCGGTAACAAATAAAAGAATCACAAGAGATGCGGAAGGTAAGATAATCCCTACCATTTTGAGATGGTCAAAAGAAGCGAAAGTTGAGTGGATAAGAATATTTGATAAAATCACCGAGATACAGAATAGCGACAACGAAAGCGAATATATGAAGTCAATGCTACCAAAACAAAAGGCGTACATTCCAAGATTCGCGCTATTGCTTCATGCGTTCAATATCGGTTTGACTGGCGACCTTGGAACGGGACAAATAACAAAGGAGGATATTTTAAAAGCGGAGAAACTCAGCGAATATTTTATCGCAATGGCAAAGAAAGTGAAAGTTGATAGCGTCGAAGCGTCTGAAATGAAAACAATAGTCAATTCAAAACAGGGTTCAGCTAAAGAAAGGTTTGAATCAATCTATAAAAAAAATCCAGACGTTAAAATTAAACAAGTTGCAGAGTTATTAGGAGTTTCAGCCAGAGCGATATATAAATACAAAACAGAAATTGATAATAAATAATTATGGAACTTCGACAATATCAAAAAGATATATCAAACGAGGCGGTCAGTGTATTAAACAAGCTGAAAATCGTTTGTATCTTTATGCAAGTGCGAACGGGCAAAACATTGACCGCTCTGGAAACGGCTAAATTGTACGGTGCTAAAAACGTTTTATTTCTTACAAAAAAGAAAGCGATTAGTTCAATCGAAAACGATTACAAAGATTTTGGATATAGTGCTAATTTCATTCTGACCGTAACCAACAACGAATCAATGCACAAAGTTGAGCCGCAAAAGTTTGACTTAGTCATTCACGACGAAAGTCATCGTTTCGGATCGTTTCCAAAACCATCAAAAGGTGCAAAGGTTTTCAAGTCTAAATTCGGAAAACTGCCTTTAATTATGCTATCCGGTACACCAACTCCTGAGAGTTTTAGCCAGATTTATCATCAGTTTTGGATTAGTCAATATTCACCATTTAAACAATGGGCGAGTTTTTACAAGTGGGCAAAGGATTTCGTCAATGTAACTGAGCGAAATTTAGGTTACGCCACGGTGAAGGACTATTCAGATGCAAAAGAGGACAAAATAAGAAAGTACGTTGATAAATACATTATTTCATTTACTCAAGAAGATGCTGGATTTTCGACAAGCGTAAAGGAAACGATACTCTATTGTCAAATGTCTGACACAACAAAAAAGTTAATCAAAGACCTACGTAAAAATAAAGTGATCGAGGGCAAAGATGAGGTTGTTTTGGCAGATACTGCGGTTAAATTAATGCAGAAAATCCATCAATTAAGCAGTGGTACGGTTAAATTTGAAAGCGGAAATAGTATGGTGATTGATTTATCAAAAGCTGAGTTTATACTCAACCATTTTAAAGAATCAAAAATCGGAATATTCTATAAATTTAAAGCTGAATTGGAAGCATTGAAAGAAGTTTATGGTGATAGTCTTACGACAGATTTAGACGAGTTTAATAACACCAACAAGTCAATAGCCTTGCAAATCGTTTCAGGGCGTGAAGGAATAAGTTTAAAATCAGCCAAATATTTGGTATTTTACAATATAGATTTCAGTGCGACCAGTTACTTCCAAGCCTTGGATAGACTTACAACAATGGATAGGTTATCGAATGAGGTTTTTTGGATATTTTCGAAAGGTGGAATTGAAAGTAAAATCTATCAGGCAGTTAAAAATAAAGAAAATTACACATCTAATTACTTTAAAAAAGATTATCATGTCTAAATATCAAACTAAAATAATTAAGCAATATGAAGAAAAAGGTTGGTACGTTATTAATTTAATTAAAACCAACAAGAACGGAATATCGGATTTATTATGTTTAAAGGACGGTTTCAATCCTTTATTTATAGAGTGCAAAGAACCGAAAGACACCCTAAAAACATTGCAAGAATATAGACTAAAAGAAGTAAAAAAATACGGTGCTAATTCTATTGTGCTGCACCAAGGTAAAGAGCCGAAAATAATTTAATTAAAAATAAATGTATTGTTTATTAAATTTAATTAATATATTTGTAGTGTAACAAACAAACAAATAAAGATTATGAAATACACAAGAACAAAAACACAAAACAAAGTCTTTAAATTGATGGACTTACCAAAAGACATAAAACTTGACGACTGGGTAAAAGCCTCAGGATTAACTTTTGACCAGTTAGATGCACCAAACCGAGCGGACAATGTAGTAGTCTGGAGGCAGTTAATTATGGCATACTTTCATGGAATAGGCGAAACAATTACCTACGCCGGTAGAATATTTGGCAAAGACCACTCCACAGCTTTATATGCTTGCGGGGCTGTTTGTAACGGCATACAGTTTAATGACGAGAGAGTTATATCGAGAATAGAAGCGTTAAAAGATTACAAAGGAATAACAGACTACAAAGATAAAATTGCCTCGAAAATAATGAGCGACCACTACACCAGAGCGACCAATAATATCTTAGATTACGAAACAAAAGAAATCCATGCGTGGGTACTCGATGCAATAAACGAAGCGTTGAATAAATAAAATAAAACTATGATAAATTTAATTAAAGGGGATTGCTTAGAATTAATGAAGTCAATACCTGATGGTAGTATTGATGCGATAATAACAGACCCACCATACGGAACAACAGCCTGCAAATGGGATAGCGTTATACCTTTCGATTTGATGTGGGAACAATTAAAGAGGGTGATTAAGCCGAATGGTGCAATAGTATTATTTGGTTCACAACCATTTACGAGCAATTTAATTATGAGTAACCCTAAAATTTTTCGTTATTGTTGGGTATGGAATAAAAGATTTGCCGCAAACTTTTCTTTAGCTAAATACCAACCGCAAAAAATACACGAAGATATTTCTGTTTTTAGTATTGAAAGCCATAAATACTACCCGCAAGCAACAAAAAGAGATAAGCCAATTACTAAGGGAAAAAATAGAAGCGAAAGTGGCGCATCAAATTTATCTTGTGCAAAACAGGAATACGATAAAAAAGTATATGATACAAAACAACCGGAAAGCATTGTGTTTTACAATACAAGGTCAGAAAAGAAAGGATTGCATCCAACCCAAAAACCAATAGCCTTAATGGAATATCTTATCAATACGTACACCAACGAAGGCGAAACGGTTTTGGATTTCACAATGGGTTCAGGCAGTACAGGAGTAGCTTGTAAAAATCTAAATAGGGATTTTATAGGAATAGAGCAAGATGATGCTTACTTTCATATAGCAACAAAAAGAATAAAAGAAACACCTAAAACATTATTTTAATAAAATAATACAAAAAAATTCACATGATTTGGATATTAATAAGAACTTAATTTTATCGTGCTGGTTCAATTTGATTCTTAGACTTGCCCTCCTCCGAAAGGTGCTTGTGAATTTTTTTTATTAAAAATAGTTTTATTGATTAATTTTAATTACATTTGTAAACACTTAAAAAATAAATATATGAATATTTCAAAAACAATCACACCGAAATCCGACCAGCTCAATGCGGATGACTTAATCGGTGGAGCAATGACAATTAAAATTCGAGATGTAAAAGTTCTCGATTCTGAAATCCAACCTTTACAGGTTTACTTTGAAGGCGACAACAACAAACCGTACAAGCCGTCAAAAGGTATGCGTAGAGTTTTAATTCAACTGTGGGGTGTTGAAGGCGATAATTTCATTGGTAAGTCATTAACACTTTACCGAGATGAAAATGTAAAGTTTGGAGGCGATGCAGTTGGTGGCATTAGAATATCTCACGCCTCGCACATTAACGAGCCAACCAGAGTACTCGAAACGGTATCAAAGGGTAAACGTAGACCGATCACAATTAACGTCCTTAAAACGTCTAAAAAAGCCTTGACGAATATTGATGCAGCAAAGAAAGCATTACAGGACAAAACAGTGACTTTTGAAAAGTTACTTGCAACATACGATTTAAAGGCAGAACAAATTAAAATATTGAAAGATGAAACAGTTTAAACTAAGAGCAAGTGCAGCTGGTAATATGCTGACCGCAAAAGGGGCGTGTTCAAAAGCTGAAACGCCAAAAACATATATCAAAGAGTGGTACATTACACAAATTACAGGAAAGCGTAAAGTAATAAATTCTAAATATCTTAGACGAGGTATTGAATCGGAAAATCTAGCAATCGAAAGAGTAGATAAAGACCTAATTAAAAATGAGCAGTTTTTTGAAAACGAATACTTTACAGGTACGCCTGACATCATAACAGACGACACCATCATTGACGTAAAATGTTCATGGGATGCTTTTACATTTCCGTTCTTCATGAAAGAACCGCCTATGATGTACGAAGCGCAACTACAAATCTACATGGAGTTAACGGGTAAACGTAAAGCGAAACTGTGTTATTGTTTAGAGAATGGCACGATGGAACAGATTAATCAATTAGCATGGCAAAAGGCAAAAGATGAAGGATTAGATGAGCCATCTATTGAAAACTGGGACGAAGCAGACAAGGATTTAAACTACGATCATTTGCCTGAGAATTTACGGATAAAATCATTCGAGATTGAGTACAACTCCGAAATGATTGAGAGCCTTAAAGAATCGGTTGAGTTTGCAAGAGAATATATAGATGCGGAACTTGCGCCTTTTGTTGGGTAACGTATAGTATAAAAAATCGTTTTAATGTTTTTTATACAGTGTTATGTACTGTATTTTTTTAGAGCGTTGGCAAATTAATTTTGATAAAAATTAAAACTTATGATAGAAATAACAAACGAAGATAATATTGATTTAATGGCAAGATACGAGGACAATTATTTTGACCTTGCTATTGTTGACCCACCATACGGAATTGAAAGGTTTAAAAAAGTAACTGATACGCCAAGCGAAAAAGATGTACACGCTAAAAGATTTCAAGGGATGGAATTGGTTAACGATATTAAACCAACTCAAAAATATTGGGATGAACTTTTTAGGGTTTCAAAACATCAAATAGTTTTTGGTGCTAATAACTTTACAATGCCTGAAAGCGAGTACTTTTTAATCTGGGATAAAAAACAAGCAATGCCGAACTTTGCAAGATGTGAATATGCTTGGGTAAGTATGAGTTTAAAAAAGCCTGCTAAAATTTGCGAATACTCAATACACAAACATAACCAAGTTGAAAAAATACACCAAACGCAAAAACCTGTTTATTTGTATGAGTGGATTTTAATGAATTACGCACAAGAAGGATTTAAGATATTAGACACTCATTTAGGAAGTGGCTCAATAGCGATTGCTTGCCATAATTTAAACTATAACTTAACCGCTTGTGAATTAGGAACAGAACATTATAAAAACGCCTTAAAACGCCTTAAACAACACCAACAACAACTGACAATGTTTTAGAGTATGAGTGGATGGCAAAAAAATATTGTACATAACACTCATGTATTAGTCACTAACAAAAAAAAAGAATATAAACAAACAAATAAATAAAATACATAATGGAAAATAATTTCAGATTAGAATTTAATGAAGAACAACAAAACTTTCATTTCAACTATGGTAAAGACGAACCAGACACGAACGAATGGTTTACTATCTTTGAACATTGTACAGATATTGAGGTCAAGGTTTACGAGGCTTTTGTCAATCGTACCCCAAATAAAAAACTTACAAAAGAATACCTACTAAAATGTGCAATAGAAGTAAAAGGATTTACTAACAATTTGTTGGAATACGGATTGGTTGTTGGTTGATCTTAAATTTTTTGAACAAAGCGAAACGTGAAAGATAAAAACAAACAAACATGAAAACAAAAACAAACAAAAACGTAGCAGAAACATTCCGTAAGGATTTAAACGATTTTTCTAAACT